GTATTTACATCACTTCTTAAATCTTGTACCCCATAAGATAAAGTAATATCGTAAGTTTCATTTACGGGAGCAACAAAAGTTCCCTGCAACCTAGAATTTTTAACGTCATAATTTGTAATACTACTACTAGTAGGATATAAAAAAGTCAATCTTAATTTCCACCACCTTTTGTTGTGGTCATAAGTAGGTCTAAATGTTCCTTCTGAAATAGTACCTATAGCACAAACACTCCTTATCCAATTAGTTTTTCTACCCCTAATAGTAAATAAAATAGTTTTATTATCGCTACTTCCTGGCGTACCCGAATCTATTAAAGAATCATCTCCTATTGCAGAGGATATATTTTCAAAGAAATCTATACTTTGACTTTGAGCCATTCCTTTAGTATAATGTAAATTATATGTAGCCATATTAACTAACTATTTTATAGATTTTATTGAAGTATTCTTGTTCAAGCTCCCATTTTTCATCATCATTTTTAGCTACTTCTAATTTTTCTAAATATTCTTTTAAAAGTTCTTCGTCTATAATAGTATTATGATGTATTGTAGCCATTGTTTTAATTATCTAAATTCTCCCCAGTTTTTATCTTTTTTTTTACGGGTTTAGATTCCTGCTCAAAATATCCATTTCTTACATTTTCAGGTAAACCCTTAATAAATTTTTGCGATAATTCATTTAAAGGAGTATTAAAGTTAGGTACTGATTTTCCCTCGTATTCTTTTTTAACTTTCCAAGCCATAGTTATAGTTTATTATAAATATAAAAAACGTAGTATTGTTCACAGATTGCCTTATTTGTAAAGTTTTTTTTATAGAAATAGCATTTATATTAAATTTTTTTTATATATTTGATTATAACCAATAAATAAAACAATGGAAAGAGAAGACATAGACTTATTAAAATTTAGAACAATAGGCAAAAAAAGATATACAACAAAAGAAGTAATTAAAAATAAATCAAAAGTACCTTTTTTATATATAAATGAATGTTACGACTATATAAATGGATATAAAGGAATTAGCGGGTTTTTAATTTATGATGAATATTATTATATCGTTGAATATAAAAACTATCAAAACACGGGAAAAACTAAATATAGTTTAGTTATTGAGAATCAAGATTGGTTTGATGAGGATTTAGAAAAATTGGAAATAATATTGTTTGATTACTTAAATTAAATATTATAAATATGAATCAATAAAAAAAGGGAGCAATTTAGCTCCCTTTCTTTTTGAGTAACGATTTATATAATTCTTATTATATTAAGACGCTACTATTGTTAAATCTGCGTCTGCGTCGCCTAATTGGTCAAACGGATAGTCTGTACCACTTCCATTTGTTCTTTTTATCCAAATTAAAGGGTCTTTTTCTTCCGCTCTCATTTCTAAGGTAAATCCGCTCATGTCTGATTTAGCCGCTCCAGTAACAATCGTTCCGCCCGACACGTCGACCCCATTATCCATACCTAATAAGAATACGTTATCGTTCATATCCTGAACAAATACTTGACTTCTATTATAGCATATCAATTTAAGTTCGTTAGTTTGAGCAACGCTTAATTTTTGTAATTGCAAGCTTAATGTTTGCTCAAAAAACGTTGTTCCCGTGTTAGGGTCAGAATTTACATTACACGTCATAGAAGACAAGTTAGGTCTTAAAGCGTATTTGTAAACAGTTACAGTACTACCCGTTGGCGTACCATAAGCAGACCAACCCGTAAAACCGCAAGTGTCAATCTGTAGAGTATCAGTTCCATTGAAAGTAGCTACTTGTCTAATTTCAGGAGAGTAGGTAGAAACGATAAATATCGCTTTCAATCCACCTACGCTATCCTTACAATCGACGCCTAGTCCTTTAGTTAAAGTACAAGCCATTTTTTATTTTTTTTTAATTATTAATATTCCTTTTAAATAAAAGGGAGGTATTTCACTCCCTATTTATTATCCTGCATATAATACCATATCACTACCGAAAGCGTAATTAACTCCCGCAGTAAATCTCATGATAAGTCTTACATTGTCTGAGCCGTCTAAGTCTGTCATATCTAACAATTTAACTTCACTAGTTGAGCCGTCAGTACCGAAGAACATATTAGAGCTTCTACCTGCTACCATTGTGTTATCTGCTAAACCTGGAGCGTGAGCTAACTTAATTCCGTTGTAAGTATACTCCCAAGCGTCATTCATATTGTAGATATTAGCATAACCTAAAGTAGCCTGAGATTGTATATAGAATCTCCAAGCAGAAGTAGGAATCCAAATTTTTAAGTCTTCTTTACCAAATACCGCACTTGGAATTGTATCCATAACTTTACCTAATTCTGCAACAATATTACCCGAAGTTAAAGTAGTAGCTCCCGTTACGTCGTTTACATCTCCGTCTGCTAATAATAGTTTTCTGAATCCGTCAAAACTTCCGTTATCGTCAGTAGTTCCGTCCCAAATAGACTTTTCTATTTCTGCCGATACTTTAGCCGCAGTTTGACCTATTAAGTAATCTCCGAAAGCTTGCGGTACTGAGCCGTTAAGACCTGCCGTCATGTTTTCTCCCTCCCATGTAGCCAAGTAATCTTTTTTACATAGTTGTACGTTTACATCAAAGTTTTCAGGTTGTAATACTCTTTCTGCATAAGTTAAAGTACCTGAATCCGTGAAATCACAAGTAGCGTCCGCCATTAGGTTACCCGCAGTACCCGCCATAGTAATCTTTCTTAGATTAGCTTTGTATTTTACATTATTTAAAATAGTAATTGATTGCTTAGCTAAAGTTTCGCCACTTAGGAGAGCCGCCGAGATATATCCTGCCGCCGCTTCCCCTGCATAGTTAGAAGTCGTACTAGCCGCAAATTCGTGTTTTTTAGAAATTAGTTCTTTTTTCATTTTCAAAATATTTAGTTTTTATTGTTTATAAAATAAGCTACTCTCTCCTTTGTAGATAGTTTAGCTAAATTAACCTTTTCTTGTTTTTTATTAGTTTCTGGAGAATGTATAAACCCCTCTTCCGCAGGTAGTTTTTCAAATTCTACTAATTTTTCTTTTAAGTGTTCTACCTCTTCTACTAAAGAAGTTACTAAGTCTTTACTCATCTCTACTTTTTCCTCTTCGTTTTTAACTTCTGACTCTTCAACTTCTTCGCTCATTTCTTCTTTATCTTCTTCTTCGTACATTTTTTTCTCTATAGCGTCTACTCTATCTCTTAACTCTGCATATAATTTTTCAATATCTTTTTCTTCTTCTTCTTCTTCTTGCATTTCCTCTTTCTCTTCTTCTTCTGCTTCTACTTCTTCCTCTTTTTCTTCTCCCATACTAGCTATTTTTGATTCTGCGTCTATACCTATTTTAGTTCCGTCCTCTAAAGTGTATTCTCCCTCGACAACTGATTCTGTTTCTCCGTCGTCCCCAACAACAAAAACTACAGAGCCTACCGCAAACTTTTCGTCTTCAGTAGCTAAAACTCTTCCGTCGTCTAAAATCATTTCTGCGTATAATTCAACTTTTTTGTTTTTGTCTGATGATAACAATGTTTTTATTTTTTCTAATGTAGTAGCCATTTTCTTATCTTTTTTTATAAATATTAAACTTAAATTATTGTTCACAGGACTATCTTTTTTTAGTCCTATTTTTTATAGCGGAACATATCTTAGCCGCCGTTTCTTTATTGCCGTATTCCTTAACCATATCTCGGATACATTGTTCCCAGGGATACTTAGCTAAAGCTTGACTATGAATAAACTCTGCGTATTTTACGCTTTTATATTTTTTACGTTTTTTCTTTTTACCTTTTGACGTTTCAGTATATTCTTCTTTTGTAGCTTGTGCATGGTCGTAACAAGCCATATATAATTTTTGTCCGTTTACATTATGAGTATGAAAACCTTTACATTTTTTTATTATATCTGCGTACAATTCGGCTTCTTCTTTTGTAGCAAATAAAGGCTCTCCGTCTAAAGCCGATACTACTACTAATTCGTTTTCTAATATTATATCGGTTATTTTTGCTAATGTAACTTCGTCGGGACAATCAGTACACTCTTCGGCTAAGTCTATAATGTCTTTAGGTCTTGACGCTTCAATTAATTTATCAGTAAAATATCCCTCTATACTAAAACCTTTTACTTTACCCTCTTTTACTGAATCCCAAATCTCAGAATTTTCAATTTTCATTTTTACAAACCACGTCCCAACGGGTAAATTTTTAAATCCGTAAGAAGTAGATTTATCATTCTTTTTATCTTCTTTTATCCAACTCTCAACAACACTTACTCCTTTTACGGGTATTTTGTGTTCATAAGTAGCGTTATTGTTTCTTAGCCT